AGACGAATCGAAAGGATGACCGTGCCATACTACTCAGTCGGTCGTAAGACTAGCGTTGTGGGTTCAACCTCACTTCGCTTGCCTTACAACACCATTTCCGGGGGTGATACCCTGGCAAATGGTTCATATGAGATCGGATATCGAACTCGCCTCCCAACAGGGGATGAAGTTCGAGAAATCGCTCTCAATGTCGCTGAACCGTACTCGTGGTGGGTTGATTATCAAACCATGAAGCTCAGGAATGCCGCGAGGCTTTCTGACTTCGACACCACAAAACTGACGAAGGATAGGGGACACACTTGGCTCTTCGAAGAATTCAAGTTGCAAAACTTGCAAGACTTCAAGATGCAGGTGAGTTCAGAATCTTACGAGATTCGGAACGCCTTTCCCTATTATTCGACAATGTCGCCCGTGAATCTCGTTCTGCCATCAAGCAGTATCGAGTCCTGGGCGGCACTTCAGTACGGTCGTATGGCTCCTGTGGTAGGAGATTTCTCCATCTCCACTTTTCTAGGAGAGCTCCGCGAGGGGCTCCCCCGTCTTATACCGCGGCTTATCACCTCGGCAAAGACTGCAAAAAGTGCAGGTGAGGATTATCTCAACCTTGAGTTTGGGTGGAAACCCCTACTCAATGACTTGCAAGACTTGGCGGATACTCTCCTCCAAGCCTCTTTCGGTCTCTTCAGACCGATGAACGCAAGCCACCGCAGGCGTGAGCGGCCTGTCATCGAGACTTCTAACGAAGTCGTGACGGCAGAGCCGAGGAACGTATCTTGCCTAGTCGGCAATATAGGTTCCCCGAGCGGATACAACCCTTATTCCAGTACTGGGATTTCATTCCATGGTACTGGAGCCTACGGCATCGGCAAAGCGGTCCAAAAGACCAAGCTGAAGCAGTGGTGTGAGGGTGAATTCGTTTACATCCCGAAGGCTGGTTTCGACCCATCGAATTTTCTCGATCGATATGAAACCTTGGTGAACGTTAACATAACGCCCGCCGTCCTTTGGGAGCTCGCTCCGTGGTCATGGTTGGTAGACTGGGCAGCTCAAATAGGTGCTCAGCTCTCTGCTATGGAAGCAGGACTATCCAACCGCATTCTCAGCACGTATTTCTATGGAATGGAGGAAGCAACTGCTTCCCTCAAGTCCGAGGTGCTCGTGACTGGAAACCAAAGTGGACGTGTCCACGTTGGTCCCAAATTCATGAACGCCGAAATGCACCGACGCCGTCGGCGCCGAATACGTGCTAACCCTTTCGGTTACACAGGTGACCCTAATACTGCCTTAAATGGCAGTCAGATGGCGATCCTGGGTGCTTTGGGGCTTACAAGGCTCCGCTAGCACAAACACAGTGAAACACCACCCACCGCCCGTAAGGGCACATTAGGAGAACCAATGCTTGCTGATCCGCAGAATGTGACGGTTAATGCCGTCGCTATTCCACTGCCTCGCATCGAGGAACGTGCTGAAACACACGTTTACTCTGACCGAGCTACTGGAACGACCCTCTACGTCACCCAGAAGGTGAACAAGGATGGGACGCTCCGTACTTCGGTCTCTCTCACCAAGGCAGAGATCGTGACTGATCCCGTAACTGGGCTCAAGTCTCGACTTCTTCCCTCGGTCACCGTGTCGGCTAACCAGCCGGTCGGTGTCGCTGCTGACAGCGCTGAGAAGCTCTATGATGGGCTTACCAACGCTCTCGAAGCATCGACGAAGGCTCTTCTGAAGAAGACCTTCAACGGAGAGAAGTGAGTGCGCTTGAAGCGCTAGCATTCATGGCTGTTGTCATCTTGACGGTTGTCTCGATGTCAGCTTTCGTGCTTGCGGCCACTTGGCGCAAATCAGCATAGTTATTGGCTGGAAGCCCACCCCCGTGAAGGAGGGGACTTGAAAAGCCTGGTAACTCTCCATCTGGCAGTCCTGCATGACGCAGGACTTCTTTGCGCTACCAACGTGTCTCGCGACGCCGAAAGGCTAATCGCGAGGACAGAACACGAAGGTGAGTCATTTCTGACGCTCACCCTACCATTGTTTGTGAAGGCTCTTGAGAAAGGCCTTCACACCGGACAATGGCCGCGACATGACGTGAGTAACTTTTCTCACGTCAAAGGGCTCCCCGCATTTATGCGAGGTTTCCTTTCGCTGGTGTTCTCTGATGATGGCAGTATTCGTGATGACCCAGACGCTAACGCTATCTGGGCTGTTCGACAGATTGGAAACCTGTCACAGAAGATCGAGCGCGACTGCACTCCCGAGAGGGAGACAGCAGCATTCGATGCTTTCATCAAGACGGACGAGGAACTTCGCCAATTCTTCGAGGAATCAAACCCCTCTGAAGAGCTGTGGGCAGACTTTGATAAGACTGCCCTTGCGTTGTTCGGGGATGTTTTCAATGAGCTTGAGACTTCGGTCTCCACTTATGATCTCATCCCTAAGCATGGTCCTGGCGCCGTGGCTGATCGACTTGATCACCCTGAGCGCTGGGAGTTTGCCTATTGGACGGAGCGTCTTGAGTCGGTATTTCCCCAGTGGAGATATACGACTAATAGCCGTGACCGTTGGGCCCATGCTTCGCTCGTACCTGTCGAGGACGAGATTCCCGTGAGGGTTATCTCCGTCCCCAAAACCCAGAAGACACCAAGAATCATCGCAATTGAGCCCTCAACCGTGCAGTTTGCACAGCAGGGACTAAAAAGAGAGCTTTATCGTCTAATCAACGAAAGCCCTCTCAGCGGTGTTCTCGGTTTCACAGATCAGGAAAGGAATCAGCAACTGGCCCTTGCAGGCTCAATTGATGGTTCCCTCGCCACGCTCGATTTGAGTGAAGCGTCTGATCGGGTCCACCTCCAGGTAGTCGAGAGACTATTTAAGAGATGGCCCCATCTGGGAGACTACGTCTTAGCGACGCGGTCTATGGTTGCGGACGTCCGCGGGTAGCAAGTGCCCCTCGCGAAGTTCGCATCGATGGGTTCGGCCCTTACATTCCCGATCGAAGCAATTATCTTTACGATACTTGCTTTCATGGGAACTTCAAGGTCGAGCGTGCCACTGTCGGCCCACGCTGCGCGTGGGTCCATCAGCGTCTACGGGGACGACATCGTCGTCCCTGTAGGCTCGGTAGACGGCGTTATTCACATTTTGGAGTCTTTCGGCTTCAAGGTGAATAGGCACAAGTCTTTCTGGACCGGACGGTTCAGAGAGTCATGTGGAAAGGAGTACTACAATGGCACTGATGTGTCAATTGTACGGCTCCGTGCCGAGCTTCCAAGCTCACGTCGTGATGCAGCCCTAGTCAACCGCTTCAATGATTTCCGGAACCGCGCTTACCGCGCGGGACTCTGGAGAACAGTGAAGGCAGCTGACGAGATCCTTGATGGGATCTTGTCTATCCCGCACCGCCTCACGGCTGTGCAGGATGCTGCGCCCTTCGATGGTTTGGCGCGCGATACGGTTCTTCGAACCAAGTGGAGAGGTCGGTGGAATTCCGACCTCCAAACTTGGTTTGAGGCCTATCCCAGCGTTAAGCCAGTCAAGCGACCATTCAAGGTCGATGACGAAGGCGGGTTGCTGAAATGGTTCCTCGAGAATCATGACCGTACAGATCGGTACCAGACCGATCCGTATGAGGGTCAAGAACGTGCCCATACGTTCCGTATCAAATGGGTAAGGACTGAAGTGCTGCCTAGCACCTCAGTGGTCGGAATGTAAAACCGACCTGCG